CGACGATATCTGGGACGTAAAAAACGTACCTCCTCTCGCGTGGGGGGATGATATTCCGCAACTTAACCTCAGGAGAGGCCGTCACGCGGGTTAGGATATCCAGCTCAGACCATGCAGCCAAGTTGTCATCTTGGTAGGACTGAATCCTATCCACCATGTAATCACGCGTAAACACACCTTTCTTCCAGACGCGTTTGTCTATCCGCTCAGGACAAACGAGCCGCGTTAGCGTCTCGTTTATGTCGCGCGAGGCGACACCTGTCGACCACTCATGCCCTAGAAAGAACACCTTGTGGTTAGCTGCCCAGTTGGAGCTGGACTTGGATGGACTTACAGTGATACCCAATTCAGAGATGACATCCGACACTTCCTCAAGGGAAGGCTTCCTGCCATATCCACCGACGATGCCGTCATCACCAAGCACATAGTATCGGGAGAACTTCATGCTTAGACGGAGCCGTGCGTACTCGAGAGCGATGCAATTGCATATACTATCGATTAATTGAGTAAACATACTACCACTTGGGACCCCATGCTTGCGACCCCAAACCACTGAACCACCAGGAAGGAGAGTATCAGAGGTAGTGAAGTATGTGGCGACAAGTCTCCAAGCTCTCTTAGCCTCGGAGTCCATAGAGAAATTATTCTCGAGGATGTTGAACGCCGCACCGATCATACGAGATGAAAGGGAACCATCGAACCCGCTGTAGTCGAGCTCTAGGATCCAATCGGATTTCAATCCGACTTCATTCAGTGCACCCGCGATTTCAGAGTATCTCTTACCACCAGCGTACGGAGTACGATGCAACAAGAGCTCCGATTGGTACGGTTCAAAGAACATCTGTTCTATCAAAACCATACTAAACGGATAACCAAACACAGGCCGTGCCACCTCACGGTTCTTCCCACGGTAGAACACCGTAGTCGGGGGGGTTTGGTCTTCCCTGACAGGATGTCTTTCGCCATCCTTAGTGACGCATCAAAAGCCTCAGCCTTCTTGGCGAACAATGGCGCACCACTATTCTTATTAGCCTCAAAGAACGTCTGACCCAATGCCGCGGGATGGAGCTTGCCCACATAGAACATTTTCCTCACCTTCTCGACTGCTCGATAAAAGAGGTCAACGTTCAAATTACG